CCCCCCGCCTCAAACGGCTCGGCAAAGCCTCGGCGGGTAATCTTGAAGAGGTAATGATTATGGCTGATCTGATATTGAGTGGCAACAACACGCCAACCATGAGCAGTCGCGAGATCGCGGAGCTCACTGGCAAACGCCACGGCGACGTTTTGCGTGATATCCGCACCATGCTGGACGCGCTGAAAGATGACGCAGATTTGCGTCATGTCCGTGAAGAGCGAGATGGCCGCGGCTACACCGCTTGCATCCACCTCGACAAAGAGCTCACGGAAACTCTGGTAACCGGTTACAGCATTCCCCTAAGGCACCGGGTGATCAAGCGACTGCACGAGATGGAGCAGCAGCACTCAGCGCCGCAGTGGATCGAGAATCTCAGCCCTCACGCGCGGGTCGTCATCGAGGACCTGAACTCCCAAGTAAACCACTACCGGCAGGAAACCGATCGCCTCAATGCGGTATGCAATGACCTTGCGGAAAACCTGAAGGCCGGGCTCACCCCTGTCGAATTCTGCCGCATGCTCAACGGCGTCAACCTGAATCGCGTCCAGCCCTTGTTGGTCGAACGAAAGCGGCTTCTCAAAACCCCTCACGGCTACAGAAGTGCAGCTGCTTATCGAGACAAGCTGTTCACCGAGCGTCGCTACCTGAACCGAGACGACCGACCATGCGAGAAGGTCGTCCTCACCCAGAAGGGTGCGAAGTGGCTCTACTCCGAATACGAAAAAGGCCATCTGCAAATGCGGCGCGACTGGGATGGTCAATTCACTCACCTACTTTTTGAACAAGATTCGGAGGCCGCGTAATGCGAGCAAGAAACATCAAGCCGGGATTCTGGAAGAACGAAGACCTGGTTGAGCTGCCCTTTGAGCATCGCCTCCTGTTCGTTGGCCTTTGGATGCTGGCCGATCGGGAAGGCCGTCTGGAGGACAGGCCGAAGCGGATCAAGATGGAGCTCTTCCCTTGCGATAACGTGAACGTGGATGCCGGCCTCGAGGACCTTACCTCTATGGGCTTACTGGAGCGCTACGACTACCAGGGCGTGAAAGTCATCGTGATTACGAAGTTTTCCGAGCATCAATCACCCCACCACTCGGAGAAGCGCAGTGAGTTACCGGGAAAGAACGGTTATGACCCGGTGACCCAGCCGAAGAAGGCAAAGCAGGCCACGCAGAAAGGTGAGGGGCAAGACGGTGGACCTACCGGAGATGGCAAGCCGGAAACCGGAGGAACTCCGGCCAAAACCGAAGATCCTCGGCCTAGCCACGGTAACGACCAAGAGAGTACCGGTGAACCTACGGTAGATTCACAGGAGGTTCACGGTAAATCCACCGTAGACCCACAAAACAGCAACGGTAGATCTCGCCCTGATTCTCTGAATCCTGATTCTCCGAATCCTGAATCCATGGAAAAGACAAATGGCCCATCGGCAAGCGATGAGCCCTCGGAGGATGAAGATTCCGACACGGAGAAAACACCCAAGGGCTTCCAGTACCCCCATGAGTTTGAGCTGGCCTGGTCCAGGTATCCGAAGCGACTTGGCAGCAACCCGAAGCGCAAGGCTTACAAGTGCTGGAATGATCGCCTCAAAGACGGCTACGACCCCGCTGAGATGCTCGCCGGCGTGATCCGCTACGGGAAACTCTGCGACGCCACGAACAAAACCGGCACGGAGCTCGTCATGCAGGGCGTTCGATTCTTCGGCAAGGACTGCGAATTTCTCGAGGAGTATGAAACGAGAGATTCGGAAAACGATTCCGGCCCAAGAACCGAGGAGCAGGATTGGAGCAAGGTGGACTACAGCCGCGGCGTGACCGCTGAAGGGGTATTTTAATCATGAGCACCGTCACCAGCCTTCTGAGCAAAATCCTCACGGACACCAAAGTCTGCGAGAAGCATGGCGAGTTCGAAGCAACCGGCGTCCCAGTAGGGGAAAAGACCCGCTGGTCACCCTGCCCTGACTGCGAGGCCGAACGGATAGAGAGTTCCAGAGAGCGTCGGCACCGAAAACTTATCGACCACGGCGGCCAGGTACGTCTTGAGCGGGCAATGGAGCAGGCCGCAATCCCCAAGAGGTACCGGACTCGCACCCTGGATACCTACAACGCTCAGACCTCCGGCCAGAAGCGGGCTTTGTCATCAGCAAAACGGTTCGCGGACAGCTTTGAAGACGCCCTGGACACCGGGGCAAATTTGATCATGACCGGCAGGCCCGGTACCGGGAAGACGCATCTCGCAATTGGAATTGCCCACCAGGCAATGCGGGAAGGCTACACCGCCATGTTCATGACAACCATGAACGCGATTCGGGTGGTGCGGGAAACCTACCGAAATGGCGAGAAGACCGAGCGCAAGGCGATCCAGCAGCTGGCCGAGCCAGACCTTCTGATTCTCGATGAGGTTGGCGTCCAGATGGGTACCGACAGCGAGCGGAAAATCCTTTTCGAGATCATCAATGCCCGCTACGAGAACATGCGCCCGATGATTCTGATCAGCAACCTGGACGTTGAGGGTGTGAGGTCATTCTTGGGAGAAAGAGCGACCGATCGGCTCCGAGAAGGTGGCGGCCGGGCCATTATCTTCGACTGGGATAGCCACCGTGGGGGTGAATTTTGAGCAGAGACCACCTCACCAAGATGAGAGCTCGCCAGGCGGCCAAAGACTACATGCACGGCGCTGATCTGCGAGCCCAGTCCGAGGAGCTCTCCGATAAGCTGCTCGGCGTCAAATTTGGCTGCAGCTCTTTCACGATCCGGAAGGTCCGGGAGCATATGCCCGTTGTTGCCCTTGATGACGAAGACCAGGCACTTATCCGTCAGTGTGCCGCAGAGAAGGCCCGCATTGATCAGCAGCTGCCGAAACTGACGAAGTCCTATCTCTCCCGGCATTACCAGGTAAGCCCCGAGGCGATCGATATCGAACTGGATCTGGTCGGCTGGGAGGATCCGCGCATTCAGAGGAAGAAGCGGAGGGCTGCATGAGGAAGCGATCTGGCCCGGCATTCAACCAGGAGAAGCGGCCGCTCAAGCCCTGCCCAAAATGCCATGGGGGTGGCTTCGTGAAGCCTATGTTCTACGAGATGCCCTGCGATCGCTGCGAAGCGTCCGGTGTTGTTTGTAAGGAGACTGGCGAAAGCCTGGCAATGTCAGACCTCATCATTCAGCTGCGAATCCGGCTGAGCGAGCGCAACCAGGAGCTGGTCGAAGTTCGAAGGAAGCTGTCAGCCATGAGGGCCGAAAGCAACGGCCGGGGCTACGGCGCTGGCGGATCACGGTACCACGGGGACTGACATGCTGCAGAAGACGACACCGATACACTCGAAGAAGATCAGGGACGCGGCCCGTAACCAGCCCTGCACCTTGCAGATAGTTGGCGTTTGCAATGGCGACTGGTCGACAACGGTACTCGCTCACCTCCCGGACGAAAGCCACGGCATCGCCCGAAAGAGTGACGACCTGTCCGCCTGCTTCGCCTGTGATTCATGCCATAGCGTGATCGATGGCCGAATGAAGTGGCCGCCGATGGAGCTGGAACACAAAGACTGGTACTTCCGCCGGGCACAGATCCGCACCTGGCGGGTTCTCTTCCAGGAAGACGTTTTCTCGATAAAAGGAGCTGCGTAATGGCCGAACAAAACCGAAAGACGCCTGACCAGCGCCGGGCCCGGGAAGCAGCCCAACGGGAAGTAGACCGCTTTATCGCCTACCTGCAGGGTCTGGATACCATCGACCAGCTGGCACACCAGGGACGGAGCATCATGGGCATGTGGGCAGAGTTCGAAGGCAAGCCGCCTTCCGGCTCGGGTTTCAATGGCTTCTGCATGCTGGCGGACAAGCTGGAGAAGATCCGGCTACGCCAGATGCCTGAGGAGTTTGCCCGGGCCTACGATCGGTTAAGCCGCATGGCCAGCAGGGCGCCAAAGCAGGTAGACGCCCTCTGTGTCGATCGCTTTTATCGTGGACGGACCAAGGTCGCCATTGATCCGTTTACTGAGAGGCGCTACGAGATCCACTGGAACGACTCCGCCTGTGCTCAGCTTCTGGGTTGCTCTGTGAAGGTGTTCCAGCGGAGGGTCACCAAGGGCTATGGCCAGCTTGAGTGGATGCTTGGATTTCGGGAATCTGCAGCCGCTTGATACTAGATGTTGACTTCAGGGGTCCAGCAGATACACTATTTGGTAGCTGGTCAAACTGACCTCAAACGAAACCGCCCTCCCCTCGGAGCTGGCGGTTTTTTTGTGCGCCGATTACTCCAACTCCAGATCTGCCCGCCACTGAGCGGGCTTTTTTATGCCTATGAATCGCCAACTACTCAGATCACAGCTGGAGCGCCACGAAGGACTCCGCCTGAAGCCCTACCACGACACCGTGGGCAAGCTGACTATCGGCTATGGTCGCAACCTGGAAGATGTCGGCATCAGTCGTGATGAGGCTGATTTCATGCTCGACAATGATATTGACCAGGTCGAGCGCCAGCTGGAGACGGTCGACGAATATCGGGAGTTGGATCCTGTTCGCCAGGCGGTTATCGCGAACATGGCTTACAACCTTGGTTTTGTCGGCCTCATGGGCTTTAAAAACATGTGGGCTGCTATTGAGCGTCGCGACTGGAATTCTGCATCAAAGGAAATGATGCGATCTAAATGGGCCCGCCAGGTTGGCGTGAGAGCCGTTGAGTTGTCGGAAATCATGCGGACTGGCGAGGTGCGCGGTGCCTGAAGTGAGTGATCGCAGAGGTTGGCACATCGACAAGGGAATCCCGATCGCAGTCCTGGTGACGGTCGTTTTGCTGGCGGTCTCCATCGCCAGGGATCAGTCCAAGCAGGATGAGCGGCTGTCACTGGTTGAGAGCTCTGTTCAGACGCTGCAGCAGGCCCGCATCAATGACCAGGAGCGCACTGAAAAGACCTACAACGAGCTGCGGGCCGACATCCGGCGGATGAACGAAAAGCTCGATCGTCTTCTTGAAAAAGAGTATGGACGCTGAGCACCCGGATCCGAGTCGCTGGTGGAGGCATCGCCGGCGCGGGTACTACACCGGAAAGTGGTGGGCCATCCTGCAGACGCCATGCTGGGTGCTCCTGGGCATTTACGATGCGAAAGTCCTTGAGTCCATGGGGGTGGTGATTGGCTGGTCCTACGGCATCAGCGCCACCCTGATAGTCAGCTACTTTGGCAACAACATCGCTGAGGCATGGGCAGGCAAGGTGAAGCAATGATTCTGGACACATTGAAAGCCAAGCTCTCTGCTTACGCGATTCCAGTGATCATCTCACTGTTGGGCGTTGCTGGGCTCTCCTTCTGGTGGTTGTGGTCCGACCGCCAGCAGCTGCTTGAAGAGAACGCACACCTCTCGCAGGCGATGGCTCAGGCGAAGGTCACCAACGAACAGAATCTTTCCCAGATCGCTCAACTCCAGGCGGATATCCGTTGGAGGGATCAGCAAGCCCTGATCCGTTCAGAGCGAGAGCGAAACCTTAACGAACAGCTGGCCCAGACCGAGGCCGAGCTGAAGGAGTTGGTCAAAGATGCGCCTTGCTCTGGTCCTGAGTATGTGTGGCCTGACGCTGTTTATGAGCGGATGCGGGCCGGCACAGTGGCTGACCCGAACCGAGTACGTGAAGGAGCAGGTTCCTCAGGACTATCTGGTGCCGAGAACACTTCCGGCGCCACCTCGGCGAATTGACTGGTGCCCGGTGTGGGCGGAGCAATTGAAGAAGGTGGCTACCGCATGCGAGGGCGACAAGGATGACGTCAGGGCATGGAACGACCGGCCAATTGAAGAGAGAGCGAAGTGAACGAAGACCAGATTGCCGAACTCATTGAGGCTATCCGCCAGCAGACTGATGCGATCAATCGCCTGGCCAATAGCAATGCCGCACTGGTGCAGGCGATGGCTGAGGCCGAGGGCATGGATGACGAGGACAGGGAGCCGACCACTTACCTTGACGGCTCATTAGCCCGCTGATGCCTGCACGCCCATTGAAGCCATGCCCTGCACCTGCCTGCCGGGAGCTGGTGCGAGGGAAACGATACTGTGACCAACACAGCCACCTTGCAGAGCAGCGTAAGCGCGGTCACGACCAACGACGCGGATCGAGTGCCAAGCGTGGCTATGGGTATAAGTGGCAGAAAGCCCGTGAAAGATTCCTTCAGGCGCATCCATTGTGCGTCAAATGTGAGAAAGGTGGGCGAGTAAAGGCCGCTACAGACGTGGATCACATCGTGCCACACAGAGGCGATAGAGCCCTGTTCTGGGACGAATCAAACTGGCAGGCACTGTGCCACTCGTGTCACTCCGAAAAGACTGCCAGCGAGGACTCAGGCTTCGGCAACGGCACGCACACACACCCAGGGCGGGTCGATTATTTCTGAGCTTTTCGCTCCTAGAC